CTCTGCAGTAAGCATACTGTGTCCGCCTTCCACCCCTTTAGGATGCTCTTCTTTCAAGATGTTTAGTCCGTGCCGAATATCTGTGCGAACATCATTTACAGTGCGATGTCCTCCGTGGGTGTTTGTTAAATGGCTGTCATGCATTGTTCCTTGGTGATGTATACCAGTGGTACTCCCCGTACTTACTGCGTGGCCTTTTAAGTAATCATTTTCACGCGCTTGGTATCGTGGGTCTTGATAATCTTTGTTAACGTCGCTAATGCCGTTCTTCATATCTGCAGCATCGTAACCAGTTTTTCTTCCAGTGTGGTCATACGCGCCACCTACTTTAAATCTACCGTTTTCATCGTATGTCATTATTTTTTCTTCTTTCTGTGTTGGTTACCTTTTGCGATGTTCTTAGAAGCATCCATTACCTGGAGGTTCTTCTTTCCTTCGTTGTGCTTGTTATTGTCTTTGTGGTCCACGTGCTTGCTCTTAGGGAGCTTCTTTCCTAATTCTTTTTCCTTCTCGTAACGAGCTGCATTAGTAGATTTAAACTTCTTCGTCACTGTGTTGTAGATAGTCATCTTCTTGCGACCACCCTTGGACTTGTCTTCGTAAGGACCATAAACTTTAACGGTCATTGGTCTACCTTCCAGGCACAAATGCATTTACAAGTGTCTACTGTGCAGACACCCATATCCATCTCGTGCTCACACTTAACGCAAGTCATTGTCATAGTGTATGGTGTCTCCTATGCCATTTAAGGATAAAGTCCAGCAAAGAGAAGCCTCTCGCAGACATTACTTTAAGAACGCACCTGCTATCAAAGAAAAAACGGCGGAGAATAATCGCCTCATAAGACGGCGTAATAAAGCTTACATTGATGGCGTTAAGGGCACGAACCCTTGCGCCGATTGCGGTATCTCGTACCCACCTTACGTAATGCAATTTGACCACATTGTTGATGGCAAACGAGGCAACGTGGCTGATATGGCACGCTCTGGATTCTCCATTGAGAACCTTCAGTCTGAGATAGACAAGTGCGAGCTCGTGTGCGCCAACTGCCACGCTGAAAGAACGCACGGATTCAAAGAAGAGTTAGAAGAAGACTTTCCTAACGAGGCTTAACGCCGAGGACGCTTTTTTTCTCAGCGACCGCTTTTTAACTCTTCAACCAAGGAAGCCCAAGTAGTCAGGTGCTTCTTATCAACCTTATAGAAGGTCTCGGTAATCTTGCGATACGGGTCTTGCGTTGTGTGCTTGAACCAATGTTCTTTGGTGTTGGAGTGAACAACCAACATATTGCCTGACTTCTGACTGACCATCACATATGCGTAGGGCTTGACCTCTTTGGCTTCATAACCTGAGTAGGTATCTACATAAAGGTTAGATTGCCAGAATACAGACGGGTCCTCTGAGAACCCTAAGTTACGAGACTTAACCTCTAGGACTAAACCGTTATCTAGAATGATGTCTTTCTCTTCTTTGGTTAGGCGCCTGATATCAGCGTCCGAGGTGACAAGTTCTAGTTCAGGGACTGTACACCCGATACCTTCTGCCCGTAAGCGCTCTGCAACTACTTCGTTGAAGGTATGACCCTCTGTCATAGCTGCGTGGTAGTCAAACTCTACGAGGCCCACAACTCTTCCTCCAGACGGAGCGCTGCTTCAACGGTAGCAGGGTCTGGCTTTGGCTTCTTCAACTTGTTGACTTGCTCGTGGCGCCACTCTTCTTGGTCTTTATACTTCTTGAACTGCTCGTTTCTTAAATGCTCTTTTTGCTTGTTATATTCTTTGGCGTACTTGTCATCCATTTTATTCCTCATCCCTTCTCCAGTGGATAAATGATTTCACATAAACTGCGGCGTAAGCAATAGCGGAAAAGATAAAGCCGTATTGCTTTGTTATCAATGCGTAGGTAATCCATAGGACCTCATTGGCGCAAAGGATTAACCAACCCCAAATAGTCTTGCGGCCTACGAAGTAGATGCCTGCTACTCCGATTACTGCTAATACCCAGGACCACATTACTTGAAGTCCTTCTTAGTCCAAACCTCAACGTAGAAGTACCAGTGCACTAACTCAAGGCAGATACTCTTATCGTAATTACAGTAAAAGAGGCCGATGCCCCAACTATCCCACTTGCCCCATCCGAACTTGAGTTTCATTGCTCTCCTTTGATTTGTGATTTTTAAAATGTTCTGCGGCTTGGTCTTCGCGGTATGTGCCGTCACATAGCACGCAGTTCTTTAATATCTTAACTACTTGCAACTGTTAATCCTTTTCTCGGTAATGGCGAAGTATCTCAACGTCGTATTTAGCGTTGGCTTTAGCTTCATTAATCATGTCATCAACAATAGATTTACGGATTGCGGTGTAAATCTCTTCGGGGAAGTCTACGTCAACCAACTTCGTCCAGGGCTTGCGTAAGGTGTATTTTCCAAGGTTCATGCCTCGGAGCCTACTACATACTCCTACGGATTTGGTCCATCTTGTATTGAGTCCCTGGGTCCTTTTGAATCTTGCCCCAGTTCTTTCTTATCATCTTGACCTGCTTTTTATCTGCTGCAGGCCAGTGGAACGATTCGCCATTTTCAGGGGTGACTATGGAGATGCGTCCTGGTTCATCGGGGATGGTCTTACCGTTACGGGTAGCCATGCCAGATGGTGTCTTCACAACTCTAAACGCACTGCCGTTGTGTTTACCAAACTGGATGTAGGAGAGACCCATTTAGTCAAACCTCAACATGCCTTGCATTTGACGAGGCGATAGGAGGGAGCCACCTGTAGGAGCTTCACCGCCCAATTTCTTAGCAGCAGACTTTTGGAACTTATCGCCTGCAGATGTACGAGTTTTAGAGAAAACAGGTTTTGGAACTCCAGGGGTTGTTTCTGCATGTTCGTGTGCTGCGTTAAGGAGCTCTGTGGCTAGACCTTGACGCCGCATCTTGGGATGAGTTTCAATTCCCTGTATCTCACCATCATGACCTGTGACCAAATTAGCAATGTGTTTCTCACCTTTAGAGAGAACGTACATATTGGGAGTTTGACGATTTAAATGTGGATAGTAAGTTACTTGGTGTTCAGGTGATGATTGCCAAGCTTCTGCTACTGGCTTATCGGGGTGCTTCTCTAGCATATGAGTGTAATGACCCTCGTGGCTAAAAAATGCAGCGGGACAATGATTACACCCAAGAGCTGGCAAACGAGTAGAGGTGCCGCTTTTTATTGGGAGGTCTCCACCGTGTTCATCTTGTGCGCTCAACTGGCACCTTCTTTACCTTCTTACGGTTGTACACCTTCTTTGAGGGTACGGCGCCTGCAGCGTTAGAGCGACGAAGCTCTTGAATACGCTGGACCTTGGATAAGTTGTCTTGAGCAGCCATGTGCTAATAGTAAGGCTACTGCCTAGTCGTTACTGGATAAAAAAATATTAACGTAACTCTCTAAAATGGTCTGGGTGTACTTCGTTAGGATGATAGGGAGCTACAAAACCTTCTTGCTTTGCGAAATCTGTCATGCTGGTTAGAGGAGCTCCAATGCCCTTCTTCATCCTGTCTGGGAAAGCAAGTCCTCTTTCATTTGAGTAAACAAATACTGGAACATGAGTGTGCCCAGCTCGCTCTGCAGCTAGTAGGCGATGATGGCCTTCTCCAAGGTATCCCCAGTTATGTGGTTGACTGTGCTCAATCATAAGGGGCTCTTTAATTACGCCGCCGTTCTTTAGCTCATTGGCAATGCTGGCAACAGTCTTCTCGCTATCGTCGCCATAGGCGTGCCTACCAAGACGGTCATGTTCAAGGTATCGTTTAACCGTAGAGATAGGAAGCATCTTGGTTACTGAACGAGACTCATCGCCTTTTATGTGGCCTACTCCACCAGAGCGACGAAGACGAGTACCTTCAGGCACAGGAACGCCAAACTGTGCTGGATTAAGGGTCATATGGCTAGTTTACGGCTACTGCCTCCTCCTGACACCCTCAACCATGGCTGAGCCCTGGGGGTTCCCTGCGTAAAACACGCTTAACTGTGGGGGGTCTTGCGCGATTACATTCACAACTTGTTTCTTAAAGAAGTATTTATTGTTCTATCTCCGCACAATTTCATTGTGATTACATTGTTTGATAGCAACTTTGATAGCGAGATTAAATAACTATTGGCTACTGCTTATTTATTACGCAATCTTTGTGCGGATAACACCAGACTATCAACCAACTTTACAAGTTGTTATCAGGTACTTAATCACTTACTAAATACATTGTGTATCACTAACTATTTACATTGTTATTACAAGTTATGTATTCAATAGTTATGTAAATACATTCATTCATCACACTAATAACTATTCTTTTATCTATCTCTTATTACTTATTCTCTTATGTATTTATTACTACTCATTGTTCTTTTGTATAAGGGGGCTACGCCCCCTTCAACCCCCACTCATTCGCAATAGTTATTAGCACTTGTAATCTGCTAACAATTAGTTAAAGAAACAACTAACAATAAATAACTATTACTAATCTTCTTTTACTACTTGCCATTTTGTTTTTGTTTAAGTAACAATAAATAAATACTGAAGTGAGGACCTACTAACTAAATAACAATAACTAATCTTCTTTTATTACTTGACATTCATTACTGGAATACACGCTACGATAATTATTATTTATTTATTTATTCTTTTGTTATTACTGAAAATAAATAACACTAAATAACTTTGCGTATCTTCTTTTGTTGCGCTGTTGCTCTCTGTTCAATCCTCGGACAGCAACGCCTATTCCGACACGAACTCGCGCCCAAATCACGCTCAATTTGGGCGGTACTTGCGTTCTTGACCCAATCCGTTATACGCTTGCGCCAGCAAGTTGCTCTCCCTCGCGGGACAGGCGGTTAGCGAAATAAACAAAAGTTAGTTTTGTTTTTATTTTGTACGCAACGAATTGTGTTCGTTATTTAACAAAACAAAATAAAATAAATTGCTTAACTTCTTTTGCGCAAACTCGCTACGAAAATTATTTATCTATCGTATGTGTATAAAAAACGCTCACGCATAACACAACACTAATTAGTGTGCGAACGATAAATAAAATAGAAA